AGCACGAGTCAAGGTTTGTGGATAAGGGATGTGGAAGAGAGCATCCTCAAAAGCAACGGTCACTGAAACATTCACAGTGGTGGAAGATCCTGTGCCAACACGCAATGGATTAAGAACTTGGACGGTGATAGTGCCCAAGAAGTCCATAAAATCTGCTTGTCGAATATCGATAAACCCTTTCGGATGTCGATAATCGATGAGCAAAGATGCGGTGGTATTAGCACTCGGATCCAGCAACACGTGTTGACACGACGTGGACGCAGCAAAACGAACTTGCTGCCAAAACGCTATAGCGTCCCCTTTGAGTAGAGGCACGAAATAGCACAGGAGACGACCTTGATGAAAGATCGTCCCATTGACCTGGAAGGTAACACGAACCTTCCCATGCCAATACGAAAACATAGAAAATGCTTGATGAGTGGTCTCAGCAGGTAAAATAAGACCTTGCGGCACAGTGTACTGGGATAGCACAACTCCCGCAGCATCAATCACATTCCACGCAATCGTCTGTCGCAACACAGGCTTCGACACGAGATTCGCCATCGTCCACGTTCGATCAGACATGGCAGAATCAGCAGCTTGGAGAGCGTTGGTGGGAGCCAAACCTCTCTCCTCAATCGGTGCTTGCTGGTGGGTTTGCGTAATACCCATATTCTCTTCCACAGACAGCACCTCAGCAGGAACGACGCCATCACTCGACTGGGGAATAAACATCTCACTGCGATCGGTCATCGGGTATTCGTTTTCAAACCCAATCTCACCGTCCTCAAATACAGCAAACGAGGGCAAGTACGCTTTAGAAGCGAACTGTTCCTCGAAATACTGATAAGTGGGGAGGGCAACAACATGACCACGACGGGCAGCGGAGGCGGAGGTTTTTGTACGAAGATCCTCAAACTTCTCACGTCCATGAAAGAATGCGAATCGCAAGGCGTTAAGAATGTTCTCATGAGTGGATCCCCATGAGTCACGATCTCTCGTCTTACGAATCCAATTCGTCATCTCGGTGATAGAATTCCAAGACAATGTAGGCATATAGAGGTCACCCACTTGACGGAAACCGCGTTTCAAAAAAGTAAAATCCAGGATCGGACGGTACTCATAATCGACAGCGGCGTCCTTATCAGGCGGAGTATACTCCATACCCAAGAACTCCTTATACGCAGCACTCACAGTCTTCATGTTGAAGAACGGCAGCGCCCACATAGAGACGGCAACAATGTTGTCGTCTCCGTAGGCAGCCATCGTCACAGCAGCATGGAAATGAGCCATGGTACGGAACTCAGGCGGGGCAAGCTTCATCCAAATATAAGCCAACGACAACAAATTGACGAGGGAGTTTATCGGGGTAGTCAGGGGATTTCCAGAGGGGTTTCCAGTATGCTTGTAAACAAGCGTGTCACCACATTGAATCTGTGTATGGGTGAAC